GCTCCAGCAATAGAATCCAATGCAACAGCAAGGTAGTATCGGTTATCAAACAGCACTCCAACTGCATTAGCAGCTAGATTTTTGTTAATTCTGTCAATGTATGGTTGGATATTCTTAGAAATAGGTTCATCCGCACCCCGAAGGTTGTAGTCATTTAGGAATTCAACAGCATAAACGCCTTCATCTGACAAAAAGAACATGGCGTTACCCTTCATCACAACGCTTTTCTTGGCTAAGCACCCAACTTCGTTAGTCAACTGCGTAACTTTAGTGTCTTCTAAGCTACCAAGCGTCCCACTGATTAAATGTAAGCTATTACGATTCAATACAACTAGTTTGTCATCATAGAATCCCTGCATTGCCACAAGGTAATCTGCCGTTCCTCCAGTTACCCTAAACTGATTGGCAATCTGATCGAACGTATGACTATCTAAAATGTCCGAAACAGCAATCTCATCAGAAATATTCCTATTTGTATAGGTCGGAGAGCTAAACGAGCCTGCTGGAGTGTAGTAAAATGGAACCCACAATCTGCGCTGGAAGTAAACACCCCAAGGCGGGGCTGGCTGATGGATGAAGCCACCACCTACGCTGAACCTGCCTCCAAACTCAAGGCTTCCACTAAATGAACTCGCAGCTCCAATTGGAGCATAAAACTTAATTGTTGTAGTGTTTGCGGAAAATACTTCAAATTCCTTTCCAATTATTGAGAGGAATTCATCAATGCTTGTCGCATAAATAGTAATGGTATCCCCTTTTATTATCGTTGTATTCCCAAGTGTATTCTTATTAATAGTGACCAGTCCATTTGATGCTGTTACATTGCTACTTCCAGAAACAATAAATGTCTGTGGTTGGGTGTACTCGCCACCGGGTGCAAGGGTAAATCCAGCCTTCAGAACCGCATCCGTAACTCCGAATGTCTGCGCTTGTGATGTCGCAAAGGTGTATGTGAAAACATCCTTATCGGTAACAGATGCAACCGTAAACGTCCCATTGGCAGGAGTTCCTCCAGTTAATCCACTAACGATAATGCTGTCTCCCACAGTCAACCCATGATCCTTGATCCGCATTGTGACGGTAGTAGATGCTGGACTAGGCTGGCTGGCACTCTCAATGTTGCGACCATTAGGAAACCATTCAAATGCCTGCGCCCCATCACGGAACAGATACACACGGTCAAACGCCTGTATCATGTCTGTATCCCCAGCTAAAGATTTCCCAGTAGGGTAACTAATGTTTTGCGTAGTGTATCCATTGAGGTTAACCAAGATTGCCTTGGAGTCCAATGCTAACACCACGCTCTCAGCATTATCTGAGTTGGGGTCACTAAACAAACATGATGCTCTTACGTTTACGTTGGCAGCATTATTGATTGGGACTTGAGATAATGTGCCAGCACCAGAAACAGCAGTAGTTGCTGCGGTGACAGAGAACTTCATCTCTGTTGCGGAGACATAAGTTAAAGATCTAACCCCATTTGGATCAGTTCCAGTAAAGGTCAATCCAGCAATCAAACCATATCCAACGCTTCCTGCCGCAAACCCATGTCCAGCAGTAACAACAATCGTTACCTCATTAGCCGAAAGGCTAGAAGACGCAATAACCTTTGACGTTGCCGTAATGACTTCAGATACTGGAGAGGTAGCAGATACTGTGTATGTTCCAGATCCACCAACAAGAGGGTAGGTTATGCTTGTACCACTAGCAGTAGTCGCAACAAACACACCATTGGGGTCTGTCCCAGTTGTGTAAATAATCCCACCAATCCTTAACGTCGACCCATTCGTCAAGCCGTGAGCGGAAGCAGTAGTCAACGTAACAACGCCACTACTCACGGAAGCGGCAGTAATCAGAACACTAGTCCCAACAAGAAAGAACGGCAGTTGTAACGGACTACCTCCACTGGCCAACGATCCTGTCCTCGCCACAATCCCCTTACGAGGTTTCCAATACCCCTCCATCCTCCCATTCAAGGACTCCCTCACCTCACCAACTCCCAACTGATTTAGTTGTAACCGCTGGTTCACACCCACAAACCCTCCATCACCATCTTGGGCAATGGCGTCATCCAATCCACCAGATGATCGAAACTGCGACATTAAGCAGTATATGCAATCACAACGCCACTCGTAACCGTGAAGCCTGTAAACACGCCTCCAAGCCCAGTACCAGCAGTATGCGTAATCGTAATCAGCTTGCTACTTGCATTAGTCAAATTCGGACTAGCAATCGCACTAAAGATAGTGTCATTCACAATCTGAATCCAACGAAAGTTTCCAGTAATCGCACCATCAGCAGACGTATACACTTGTCCACCTTGCTGCCCTTGAAGTTGATATGAATCACCACGCGCCATGTCGGGGTTATAGGGATTGCTGTAGGTGTTGTCAATAGAATGTTTTGCATTTGGGAATTTTTTGTTTGGGGAGTTGATCGCTCAGCATTTTTTATCAGACCCCGTTGCCAATCCCCTCCCCCCCAATGTTGCAATGTAACATCACATTCCTGCGCCAATCACCTGATTCAAACGATTGTTTCAATCATCCGCTTGAGTCACCTGCTTGAATCATCCGCTTGCCAGTGTTCATCCGCTCACCTGTTCATGCTATCACTACTCTGCCGAACATCACCGGCATTAATGTAACAACAATAGCGCAGTACAGAATCCGTGCCATGTTACATTTTTGGATGATGTTAGATGAAAATCGCTTTGAATTGATCGACCCTAGCTTAGTCCCATAAACCATGCCAAACGATTCTAGGGGCATTTACGGCTGAAATAGCGTGATGTGCGCTTGAACACCACATTTTGAGGGGGGTATTGAAAATAATTAACGCTTTTACTAGGATTGTGAATTCATAGTTCTTGCCGACTTATTATTTATCAACTTAAAATCTCGCTAAGGGCAGTTTGAGGCCTTGCCTGTATGATTGCTTTGGCCTCAACTACCGACCTTGCCTCAATCAATACCAAACAACGTATGCCCGGCTAATCATCCCGGTGTTAAGTGAGTGATTGTTGGGAATAGCGTTTCGATAAGGTCTGGATTTTGAGTAAATGGTTTCCCTGAGGTTTTGATTCCGCATTAACTGTTGAAAATGAATCACTTGTAAAATAATGAAAAATAAATAAAGTTTTTATTGCCAAGTCTGATTTAATGAAGTACCTTGTCTCCAGTTGAGCGAAGCAAAGCTCACAATCAAACCAAACCAAATCAAAGAAAATGAAACATTATCAAATCACTTGCTTAGACGGTAAACAAAGATGGATTTTCGCCAAGAGTGGTAACTCAATCGATAAGCGGACCGGGACAGCCTTAATCGTAACAAATGACAAGTCCAAAGCCTACAAGGAAACTGGAATTTTCAGTTTGGCCTACTTCCAAAAATTTGCCAACGGGCTTGAAGTAAAAGCAATTTAATTAAACCAAACCAAACCAAACCAAAGAAAATGAACATTGCAACCCACGACGTTATTAGATATTCACTAGTCATCTTCACATCCGGCAAAACCATGATTTCCGCGAGGAGCATGGATGATATCCTGGATCACCTTGGAGGATTGCCTAGGTGCCATGCAGTAAGAACCATCTACTCGTACACAAAGCCAACCTTTGAGGATGCGGAAGCAGTCGCTGATTTCCCTGATTTTGACGACATCACGGCTCACATTAACCTTGTCTAAAGGTCGAAACGGCGCAAGCCGTCTTGTGGTCATGCCACAACTGATGAGACTAACCAAACCAAACAAAGAAAAAAAAGAACATGAAAAAAACACTGACAACCTACGATATTGCTCACGAATTGCTTGATGACAAAAACGCTAACTGGTCACGCGCTGGTGCATTCGCCCTTGCTGAATGGCTTGAAGAGCTTGAAGAATCCACCGGAGAGGATCTTGACCTTGATGTTGTGGCAATTCGTTGCGATTTCTCAGAAAGCGAGAGCTTGGAAGATTGGGCTGAAGGACACACGGGCAAGTCTGATTTTTGGCAAGACCTTGGCATTGATCTTGATGGTGATGAAGACGACGAAGAAAAAGAAGAACTGATTCGCTCTTACATCGATGACCACGGGCAGTTGATTGAATTTGACGGCGGGGTCATCGTTTCTTGCTTCTAAATTACACGGCCTAGCTTACGGCTTAGTTGCAGCAAACCTTAAACATCAAAGAACATGAAAAATAATAATTGGGAAATACTAAATGCCAGCCGATCAGAGTGTAATGAATCAGAAGGAAAAGAGATGGCGGGATGCCTTGCTGATGGGGAAAAGATAATTGCATACTTCCCCAATGTTTCGGCCATGCGTCACGCTAACGTTATTTCCGCCGCGCCTGAGTTGCTGACAGCGCTGAAAGATGCTGAATTCTTATTAAGGAAAGCGGGATTGATGGCGGGACCGATGCGGGATAGTTTCAACCGTTCAGCGAGTGACGCTAGAGAAGCCATTGTTAAGGCTGAAGGGGAAGCCTTAAAAGTTTTTTGAATTATGCATTCAATGAACATGGAAACAAATAAATCACAACAAACTAGGGAAGAGAGCCTTTACCAGCAAAGGTTGGCATACCTTGAAACCATTGCAGAGCCTGAAAACGGCGAAACAAAGCTAGAAAAGGCCAAATCGAACCTTGCTTGGAACCTCGAAGTAATGGCCGAAGCCTACGCAATAATGGCAGAGAGCGGTGAGTCAATCGCCCACGTTCTACGCCACGAACCGAAAAGCGAAATTGAGGTGTACAAAAACCTTTTTGACCTTGAGGGAATCGACATTTACGAAAAACCCGAAATGATTACAGAATTCAACTAACCCAAAAACATGAAAACAAACCAATTTCAAGAACTTATTCAAGCAGTAACAGGACGACCGCTCATTTTAAATAACCCACTCGAAGAGATACCTTTAGACTCAAAAGTTGGCATCCAAAGACCATAC